ATTTTCATAGTCGCTATAACCAGGAGAACTTCTAAAGTCTTTTCCTGGATTTGCTGCTTCCCATGTTTTTCGTTTAATGATGGCTTGATTTAAAATATCAGCTCGAACTCGAGTTGCGGTTTCACCGATTCCTGCTCTAGCCACATCTTCTGCCATGGTTTTTTCCAATGGCATTTTGTCAAGTTCAAATTTACGTTCTGAAACCTCAGCTTCTAGCGGCTCGATCCCTGATTTTCTTGCTGCGTTCGTGTAGTAAAGTGCTTCTCCCATGGTCCTAGCTTTAGGATTCAAGAAGCCACTGGTAATAGCATTCATGGCATTACTTCTCCGTTGTTCAGGACTCACTTCAATCGTTTCGCTTAATTTTTCTACTTCTTCTCCGAATTTATATCGTTGTCTAGGTGTATCTAAGCCGGACGTAATCCCCGTACCCTGAGCATCCATGACATCTCCACCCCGTTTGAACATCGGTCTATTTAAAACTCTATTATACATTAACCTCTTTGTACTCCCATTATATCTTGTAAAGTTTGTTGGGCTCCCGTGAAAGCTCCAATCCCTGTAAGTCTTGGATCTGTTGGGAAAGAAGGTGTTGGTGCGCCTGGAACTTTTCCAGCGACCGTTCCATAAATATTAGCCGCTTGTCCGATTCGTGACATCGGTAGGTTCAACGCTTGTTGTCCCGCCATCGCTTGAGAATTCAGAAGAGCTTGAGCATATTGATTTTCCTGTGCTCCCATCGCTCCAAAATGTTGACCGAGTCCGGATTGAAGTTGAGGAACCATACTTGCCATGCCAGAGATATTTTCTAGCGCTTGTTGTTGACCCTTAATTGCTTGACCAAAGCCTTGGTTTCGCATCTGATAATCTATTAACGCTCGATTAATATCCGATCCCGATTGATATTCAGCCTGGGCTATGCCATGCCGAGCTCCTCCAAAAGCTCCTGCATCTGAGGCTGTTTTTCCCAAGCCATGTTTTCCAATTGCGGCTTGTTTATCGAATTCTGCCAGGGTCTTGTCAATGACATCTTGTTGATACGGTGACATATAATCTTCGTAACCTGTAGGGTCTAGTAACTTTTTATCTTGAATACTTTGTAAATACGGTTGGAAGGAAGCAATGCCGGTTCCCCCCGTAAATCCTGAAATTTGTCCTGTGGCATCTCGTTGAATGGATCCGAGTCCACCCATGTCGGAAGTTAACTGTTGTTGAGCTTGACTAAAGGCGCCAGGTCCTGCGACACCCGGAGTAATCGCTCCGATATCAATTGGCTTTCCTAATTGCTGAGTTGCTAAACTTGCAAGTCCCTGACCATAGGGATTCAACCAGCCTTGATCAGCTGCTGGAGGATTTGCATAAAAATTTAAAGCATCACTTGTTGCCATTATCTTTTTCCTTGTGATTGTTGCGAGATCTGTCCGCCCGCTTCTAAATTTTTCATAACATTGTACATTCGTTGTGCACCTTGATCGATGTCTCCTCCGCCTGCAGCCTTGACTGCATCTGCGGTAAAGACGAATTCATTTTTACTGAGTCGTGCTGGTACGTCGTCGGCTTTTTCTTTTCGACCGATGGGAACAAAGCCGCCATCTTGTCTATAATCTTTTTCCATGCCACCCATATCAAGCAAAGGCATAATGCCTCCCTTTTCGGCTCCAATCCTTCCGCCTTGAGCTTGTGCATTAAGTGTTCTTATATAACGTATAACTGTATCTTCATCGACTCCACTTATGCTACTAATAAGAGAGGTGTCCATTCCTTTGTTATTCATATCGGAAATAATGGCTATCTGTTCCTCGTTCACATTAATAGCTCCTAGAGCGTCTGAAGGAAATTGTTGTTCTACGCCTTCTGAAAAAGTTTTCTCTACTACTTCTCCCGCATCTTGATAACCCATTCGTGGATTCAATGCGCCAATCCCTTGGAAAGGTGTGTCGATCCCTCCGAGGTTGTAACCAATCCTTCCGCCTTGAGCGTAATTAGGATTTCTTAATACGTGTAAAAGACCTTTTCCTTTATCTTTCCATGTTGCTACTTCAGCAGGATCATATTTAAATTGTTTTAATAGGATTAAATCATCTTGACTAAAAATACCATGCGTACCTTCTTGAAATCCAATCCTTCCGCCTTCAGCGACCGCTGTGGTTGTCATACTTGGAAGTGTGACGTCGGTAAATGATGCTATGTCTGTTTCGCTTGGCATGTTAGTTATTTCAAGGGGAGATGCTCCAATGTTCCCAGCAAATTGAGCTTCACCCGCTGCAATGTCGGCAAGCGCTCTGTCATATTTGTCTTGCTCAAATTTATTTAAATCTTTTTGTCCTTTGTAAGATTCTACGGTTAACCATGCTTTGCCTAAATCTCCGGCAATATTTTTCGGATCTGAGTAACGTTCTTTAATTCCTGTCCATGCTCCTTTAGCTAAGTCTGTTAGAAAATTTCCACTTCCTCCACTTCCATTTCTAGGGGGATAATACTGTGGTGATCCTGCACCTGGCATCCAAGTAGAATTTTCTGGATCATATTGCTCTAACCAATCTTGTGGAACGTATTCTCCTTGTGAATCTATTTTATATTCACTTGCTGCAGCGGGAGTTCCAATACTCAAAAAGTCCATAACTTTAGGAGCATATTTTAAAGCTTTCTTGCCATAGTCTACAATGGTATCCCAAAGTCCATAAGTAGGAACACCGGCAAGCGTCATGATGCCAGATCCTCCACGAGCTCTTAACACTCTTCCTTCTTCTGGATTGATATAGGCTAACGATTCGCCGTCGGGGGCATGTCGGTTAAGCAGTTTAGCTGCTTGTTTGAGTGATGCAATGCCGTTTGATTTTGTCATAATTTCCTATTTTGCAATGTATAGTAAAAGAGCAGGGATTGCACCTGAGAATATATTTATTAATACTTTGTTTTCGCCAACAAATCAAGCTTTGGTATCTTGACTAAGACATCTCTTTGGATGTCTTCGACCGGTATCTTCAGAGTTTTCCATTCGTCTTCATCCTTATAAATAGCCCCTGTTTTCTTATTTTTTATGGTCGTGATAGCCTTTGCAGTGATGACCGGAACATCTTTACCATTGACGGCCATTACGTTCGATCCTGTTCTAGGATACTAGCGACACCCGTCACTCTATCCGCTACACTGGCGGTGAGTTTTAAAACATCACTCTCCTCCAGAATCAATAAATTACTAGTCAGTAATTCCAATTGTTCAATAGCGCTACTCGCTGCATAACCAATGTTATAAGTCGTTGAAGCACTGGCATCGGTAAAAGACATGGTCACCGTCACCGCACTTGCCGTATCATTATAAGCTTGTACGGTTTTAACAATCGCTACCGTTTCTGCAGGCACGGTATAGATTGTAATGGCTCCAGTACCGTTTAAATCAAATGCTTTGTTAATATATTTATTTGCCATGTTAATTCATAAATAAACTAAAGATTTCGTACTCATCTGTTAGTTGTTGTTGATAGGTGGTGTTAAGTTTTAGTACGATCGATCCGACATTATCCGCAACGCCTTGAACGTTAATCGCATCAAACTCGGGTCCAATAACGGTTGCAATTACTTCTGAAATTTTTGCCATTATCTTCTGCCTCCTGGATGAATGTCTAATCGAAACGTTCCCATTCTCCAACTTTGACCCGTACTGATATTACCTACTTTGATAGCAATCTGTCGTGCACGTGCTCGAGTAAAAAGTTGGGTGCTAGTGGTTGTTGCGGTATGATTAGTTGCCACCGCCGTGCTACTTGGAAAAGCTTTTGTACTCAAAGTAATTCTAGAGTCTCCTGTTTGAGCTCCATAGTCGGGAATAATTCTAGATATTCTCATCATAAATTCTCCTTCTCCCTGTTCGCCTTCCGGTCCACCAATATCATAATCTCCGGATTCAACGTAGCCTGCAATAGCATTCGTTGTTCCTGTAGTAAAGACTTCATCGGTTCCTTTTTCTTGTTCCCAATAATAACTCCCTCCCGCAGAAATACCTACCACGGTAGGATTATCCGGAGCTAAACTGTTTTTATATTCGGTTGCAAAAGGTTTGTTATAGACCCCTTCAATCGTCCAAGTTGAACGAGCTAAGGATGATGTATACCAGATAGGTTCAGCTGGTGTCGATTCCATATAGTTATAAGTTACCGATCGGTCTACATAGTCTGAACCACTGCTTGGATAGAACCAAGTAATTTCTCCAAAGAGAGCATTAACGGCAACATGGATTTGTTGATTCGCATTGGCATTAATATCTTCAAAGACATAATCTTCTACTAAACAGGGCATCGTTTGAACTCGACCTCCATTAAAGTTAAAAAAACCTGTCGGTCCCATCCAATAAGCAATACCATCTACTTCAGCTGCAGAGTGTTGACTCGACATCCCACAGTTGGTTCCCACTTGAGTGAAACCAAAAGTAAAAGGCTGACCAATAAATTTCATCGTGTACATAGCCGTATCAGACCACAGATAAACAGCGTTCTTTCCTACAATAGCCCCTATTAATTTAGAACCATCGGTAAGTCGTTGACTACCAGCCGTGTTGGTTGCAGTTGGTGTCCATACTGTTTGAGATTCTTGATTCGACCATCTAACAAACATATCATCTTGAGATGAGGCTGTTTGAAGTGTGGTTTCAGTTCCGATACAAATTAAATGTCGATCCGGTACCGAGACTACCATATCTCTTGATGCGGTTGGAACTTGAGTTCCAGTTATAGCAACCGCGCGTACGGTTAAATTAGGAACCGAAGGTTGCCATTTAAATATTTTTTTATTATGAACTAAGGCTAATAGATCTTCACCATAGTTTAAAAGTCTCCATTGACCGGGTTCAATAACAATGTTTGAATTGGTACTGGCACTTCCCCATCCTACAAAGTCTGTGGCATCATAAGTTAAAGTTGAATTGGCATGTTCAACATCACTCGTTCCTTCCGCGCCTCGACTAAATCCAGAAAGCGTATTGGTTCCCGTGTTGTTGGTTGTGTAAGTAATTAATTCACTTTCAATTAAAATGGTTCCCCCGCCGGCAGCGGTTGAAGGAAAAGCAGAGGTACTGGTAAATATACAAGAGGTTGCACCAGCCGCTAAAACGCCTGCATTATTTATGGTCGTTGTCGTAAGGGGTGTAGTATATCCTCCAAAAGTATTAGTACCAAAACCATAACCATATCCTTGACTGATCGGTCCAATCACATAATAAAAATCGATGGTAGTAGATCCTCCTGTAGCACTTCCTGTAGCATTACTAGCCATTTCAATGTCCATGGTAGTAGCGCTCGGTACATCTTTGACTTCAAATAAAGTATCTTCAAAATCAGCATCAGTAAATCCTGTTGATAAAGCCGTAACACCGCTCACACTATCTAATAAAATAATATCTCCAACCGAAGCACTGTGAGCAGTACTGGTTGTAAGAGTAACTGTTGCATCTCCACTAACCATTTTGAAAGTAGAGCCTGTTTGTTGACGTCCTGTATCTAGAGGAGTGATATCATAGATTGCACCTTCATAATAAATGTATAAACATTTATTGGTTCCAATCGCAGCGTATTTATTACCGGCTAAATCGACCCAGGTATGTTGATCACGGCCGGCTCCGATTAAATTATCTGCAACGAGTTGAGACCATCCTCCTACTTTTTCAGGAAAACCATAACGAAAACGGGCATAATCTGCATTAACCCATTTACCTTCGGCTCCTGTATCTGAGGATTGTTTATCTAATCCAGGTTTTAATCTGATTTTATGTAGCATAGAAAATCCGTTTCTATTACAATTATACTAGATTTTAGTGGAGATCAACTCTTTACACCTGTATAAAATTAAAGGAAACCGAGACGCGCCAGCCCTTTTCTTCTTTTTCTTTAGACTCATTCATTTCTACACCATGCGTCAACCATGCTGGAAACATAATCATTTGTCCTTCAATAGCAGGGTAAGTCACCACGTGCCAAAGTGCTCTGGGTATTCCCTTCATACGGCGAGGCAATATAATATTAGGGCCTGGTCGTGGATCTTCGACAAATAAACTACCGGAATTCTTCGGAACCTTCACATAATAGACACCCGACCATTGAGAGTTAGGATGCATATGTTGTTTGTTATAGGACCCTGGATAATTAATATTCGCCCACATATTTCCGAGTCCTGGTTTAGGTTCCATGCCGTAGTCTTTATAAATTTCATCTTGCATGGTGAAAAGTTCATCGGTCAAAGGTTGATATTCTTTTTTATGATTCATATCGATTGGACTATGCCAACCTCCTCCGGCATTGGTCTTCTCTTCACTTTTATCTTTTTTACTCCAGGCTTTAATGAGGGGAAATAAATATTTATTTAGTTTTTGAGGGTCCTTAACCATTTTAAAATAGACAGGAGTCGGGAATAAAATTTCACGGTTCATTTAAATGTAGGTCCGCCGAACCACATCACTAAAGATCATCGGACACCTTTCTTGAGGAGATAAACCTTTAAGCAGATTTAGGATATTTGTCTTTAGTTACTTTAATCGTAGCTTTCCAACCGTCAATGCCATTATGATAAATGTCATCGAGTTGGTCTTGCCAAGTTGGATAGGCTTTTTTTCTTAAATCTATAATAACTCTATCAACGACATCATCGTCAATGGTTAAACCCCAT